ACTGATGCGATGTTAACCAGTATGGGAACTAAAGATATTCGTAAGGATATTGACAATACTGCTTTAAAGGTAGCATTGATAGGGAAGAAGTCTGGTAAGTATCGTGTCAAGGGACTACCTGCGCAAAGTAATGTCAATGATATTCGTGCTTATCTGAAAGAAGTTCAAATTCAAACTGGTATCAAGATCGACTTTGTTATGGTCGATTATCTTGACTTGGTTATGCCAGTATCTGTTAAAGTTAACCCCAACGACCAGTTTATTAAAGACAAATATGTAGCTGAAGAATTGCGAAATTTAAGCAAAGAATTAGGCGTGTTGTTAGTTACAGCATCACAGTTGAATCGTTCAGCAGTTGATGAAATTGAGTTTGATCATAGTCACATTGCAGGTGGTATCTCTAAGATTAATACAGCGGATAACGTGTTCGGTATCTTCACAAGCCGTAGTATGCGTGAACGTGGTAAGTATCAGATTCAATGTATGAAGTCGCGTAGTTCAACAGGTGTTGGTATGAAAGTTGATTTGGAATACAACATTGAAACGATGCGTATTACTGACGATGACCCTGAGGGATATGCGGATCAGCAAGCAAAATATACTCCTAAACCTAGTCCTAATGATTTAATGACTAGGATGAAGCCTACTCCATACACTGATATTTCTCAACTATCAGATAATTCAGAACCACTGACCAAGAAAATAGTGGCAAATGTTCAGGGTAGTAAACTAAATGCGCTACTGAATAGTTTAAAGAAATAAACAAAGCAAAGCATAAATACTTGATGCAAACAAATACTCGCAGCCTTCTGGAAGAATTAGAGTCTATTAGTCATAATCGTGATACAACTCACATTATAGAAAGTAGAGCTAATAATATTATTACCAGTGCTATTAATTTATTAGAATTAATGAATAAGCACTATACAGAAGAGCAATGTCAAATCCTGGAAAGAAAACTACTAGGTGCTATAAAAAGCAGAGACCAAAGTAGATTTGCAAAATCTTTAAGGAAAAATAGTGAAACTGAATGAACTAAAACACCCTAGCGCACTAAATGAAGACCTTAGTGATTGGATAGGAACTCACGGAGCAGCGGCTGTAAAAGGCGGAATAGATAAATTTAAAGGTAATGCTGAAGGTAGCTTGAGTACTGTTGACCGAATGGCAAGAGATGGATTCATTAAAGATTTCATCGGGCGCGCATCTGCTAACATCAAAAGTGCAATTGCTAGCGGAATAGTTATCCCCCCAGTAGCAGGTCAATCTGCGCCTGTGGCAGGTCAAACAGCAACAGCAGCCCCAGAGACTCCTGAACAAAAACGTATTAGATTACAAAAGACGCAACAGCAAACGCTTGATAAGTCCGGTGGTCAATTCAGTAAGCTGCCGAACCCTGTCTCAGCACAAGCCGAGACTCCTGAACAAAAACGTATTAGATTACAAAAGACGCAACAGCAATCACAAGCTGGTGCCAGTGGACAATTCAGTAAGTTACCGGCAAATCAAGTAGCAACGCAATCCGCTAATATCAGGACAGCAAAACAATTAGCCGCAGCTCCACAAACAACTGTAAAGCCAGTTGCTGTACCCGTACAAACCCCCGGTGAGAAAAGAGCAGCAAGACTGGCCACTGCTACAGCCGCATTAAGGGAATCATCAACATATAGCAAATTAAATGTTGTGTTTGAATCAATGATGGAAGCAGGCAACGCCACTAGCAGTGTTAGCAGCTACTTACAAAAAATGTTTACTCAGTACATGCACGGAGTTGATACATCATCACAATCTGCGAAAATCAAAGAATTGAGTGATGCTGTTGAACAATCATATTCAATGACAGACGGTGGAAAAGCAGCTATTGCTCCTCTTACACAACTAGCAAACTTAGGATTTGCGCTATCGCATAGCAACAAAGGCAGAGATGCAGCCGCTGCCCCGGCCACTGCGGCAGAACAGCCTGGTTTTTTGAGTGGACTAACACAGGGTGCTAGTTCAGCACAGGGTATAGCACCCGTAGCTGACGGCACCGCATATGCTAAAGCAAAAGCAGCAGTGACTGTTCTTGATAAAAAAGGTAAACAGCGAATAGGATCGTTAATACAGAAATCTCTTGCGACTCCTAATGCGGCATTGGCGCCAGCAGCAGACCGGGCTAGTGCTGAAGCTGCTATGCGTGCTAGACGGGCACCGGTTGTACCGCAGTCTCCCGCGCAGCGTCGAGGCGGTATGCAGGTCGCCGAACAAAAAATAGTGAAAAAATGGGGCGAAGAATAACATGATTGATTCACTATCAACACTTACTAAGAAACTTGATAACATTGCGTCTATTATAGTAGAAGCAAAAGGCCATCTAGACCACCCAGAAGATTTGATTTTCTTGGGAGGGGGCGCTGGGGCCACTCAAGCACTTAATGCTATTATAGCAACAGCAAAAAATCCTAATACAGTTACTATCAAGTGGGATGGTTATCCCGCACTAATATTTGGTCGTGATTTCAACGGCAAGTTTAGTATTATGGACAAGCACATGTTCAATAAGAAAGACGGCTCTGGAAGAGCCGTCTATAGCCCTGAACAATTTAGACAGTATGATATAGCCAGAGGTGTTGATCGCAGTGATTTACATCGTTTAATCAATGAGATTTGGCCCGGATTAGAAAAAGCATCAAGTTCTGCCAAGGGATACTATTGGGGCGACTTATTATTCAGTCAACCACTAGTGGATAAGAACGGTGTGTTCACTTTTAAAGCAAATCCTAATGGTATTACTTATACAGTAGACACAAGCAGTGATGTAGGTAAGTTAATGTCCGGAAAGACTGCCGGAATAGCAGTTCACCAACAACTTGCCCCTGAATCAGCAAGTACCGACTTTGCCACTACACTGAACGGGACAATAGGTAATTTAAAGAATAATTCTGATGTGGCAATTGTTCCTAGCGCAATGCCTAATACTCCAAAGATTAAATTAGATGCTGGATTAGTAAAGAATGTAAAAAGTGCTATTGCAAAATACGGAGCCGATGTTGATCAGTTGATAAATTCAGCTCCACAAGCAAAGAATACCTTTAATCAGCTATTCACTGTGTATATTAATAAGAAAATTGTATCAGGTAACTTAGAGAATCTAGTCGAAGACTTCATGGGATTCTTTAAAACTAGACCTATGTCAGATGATATGGCATACAAGCTATCTGAGCACTTTCACATTAATCAAAAAGGCATCATTGGGGCATTTACTATCTGGATAGCATTATATCAGCTAAAGATGAGTATTGTTAATCAGTTGAATGAAGCTGCTAAGGCATCCCCTGTCAAAGGATATCTACAAGATGGATCTGAAACACATGAGGGTTTCGTGTCTAATGGTCTGAAATTCGTAGATAGGATGGGATTTAGTCGTCAAAATTTAGCCGGTAGGGCATAGATAATCCACAATTTTTTGTTCCTGGCATAAATACATTTAGAGCAACACATTATTCATAGTGAATAATAGCTCACATACTAAAGGAAATATATTATGTCAGGATTTACACGTACACACGGCGATTCACAACCAGTATTCGCTATCGACACATTGAACGGCCCAGTTGCTTCAACTGCTTCTGCTGACGGTACAACTACAAACTTCATCGGTCCAGCAATGGACTTCTTCAGCTTTGATCTAGGTGCTGCTCCAACTGCTCAGTTAGGCGTATCTGGTGCTATTGCTGCTGTTCTACAAAGCTTAGAGCAATTGTCAACTGTTATGATCTATTCAGTATCAGCTACTGCTAATACTACTAACATGTCAGTTGGTCTATATCCAGTTGGCGCATACGGCGAAACAGCTTTAGGTACTGCTGCGTTCAACATCCAAACAGCAATTCGTGCTTTGGGTACTGTTAACACATACAGCTTAGCTGGAGCAGTTTGTTCAGGCGCTGCTACTACTGCTACTGCTCAAGACGGTTCAAACGCTGGTTTCAGATTAGCTTCTACTGTTACTTCAGCTTCTTAATCAATTACTGATTAGCAAAAGCCCTAAGATTTTTCTTGGGGCTTTTTTACGGCTCTAAATAGAGTATGAGCTTTACTATTACATGTTACACGCTGTTTGATATCACCCCGACAGGAGTAATCAATAGACAGCGACCAGGCCCTGATCAGGATATGAATATGTGGCTTCATAAAAGAAACACACAATGTAATTTTGATACAGTGATCCAATCAGTTTCTCTTAGGTCTCAACCTGAAGTCACTCGTCTTCCAGAAAAAATACAAATACGATTTGATGAGTTTGATAAGTTTGGATTTTTGTTTGAACAACAAGAAGATGAATTGTACAATTGTTGGTCATTTGATTTTGAGATACAACATCCAAGTGTGTTCGACAATGGAATCACTGAATTAGGAGCATTATATAGTGATTGCGATAATGTTCCAATGATCAAATGTAGTACTACATGGGATAAGTTACCCTCATTTCTAGATACATCTGATGAGTTGCGTAATATATATTTTAAGGTATCAAAGTATGAATAACAAAAAAATGGCAGTCGTCGAGAAAGCCATAAAACACGGCATGCTCTCTGATATGAGAAATATCATCATTTATCAAGAGCCAGACGGTACTTATCAACTTTTCAATAAGTACACCATACTCAGAATAGCTTCTGGTGAGTTCGTTGTCGGAAGTAATACTGTTACTAAACATACAACATTTTATAATCTACAAAACGCAGCTGCCTGGTGTATTTTTGATGTGCAGGATAAAGTGCGTGAATCATCACGAATAGCTGAGTTAGATTACAGACTAAGTAGCATTGACATTGATATAGCAATTCATAACAAACTATTCAAAAAGAGCAAGAATACAGAAGAAAAATTGATATATATTGCTAAGCTTGATGATGATAGATTGAAGAAGACATTGATCACCGATGAACTTCATATGTATTTGACTGATTCAAAAAGATGGCAAACAAAGCGATTTGATCAAAAACCAGACAATAATATAAGAAAGATAAATACTACATACTAGTTTTGGAACACACTATGAAATTAACTGAATTTAACAACACCACTCTTGCTACTGCTAAAAAAGCATTAACAGAAAATTACAACTTACCATTTAATGTAGGTAATCTCTCACCTTCAGCTACTAATGCCATGCTACAAAAAGTTCGTGGTTTAATATCTGAGACCAGAGAATCGTCTGACTTCTATTCAAGTCAGAACAATCCTGCATACATGAAACTTATGTTCATGAGTCAGGCATTGACTAATCAGATGAACGAATTCAGATCACGGGCATCTACTCGTATTGTAGTAGAAAACGAAGAAGTTGAGAAATCACAAGTAGTTTTAGCTGCTCAGGATATGGTAGATAGCATTCAAAAAATGCTTGAACAAGTAAGCGATATGTTAGTAAAAGAAATGCCTGCACTAGTTGATAGCATTCAAAGTGAAATTGGTGTTAATGAAAGTGAACAGTTTAGTTCTCAAGCTGGTGAAGCATTGACTTCATTAACTGCTGCTCTAACTCAATCAAAGACCGGGCTTCAAGGCGCATTAGGTGTTGTCACTGGACAAGGCGGCATGGAATCTCCAGCGGCATTTGGTGATGAAGATATGGGCGATGCTGAAATGGCCCCTCCTGAAGAAGACATCGAAGACTCGTTCCCACCTGAAGAAGAAGACCTAGCTCCTGAAGAAGAACTTGGTGCTCCCGTTGCTGATGTTGGTCGCGCAAGAAGATAACAATGTTACTTCACGAGTTTACTGGTCCAAATGATGTAGCCGTTCAATTAGTCGGGGCTATGAGCCAACTAAAAAGTAGTATTGATAACGGGCAAGCAAAAAATGATTGGACAGTCGATGAGTTACTTAGTTACCTTAAAGGTAATGATATACACATTGACAAGTCAGACTTGTTTAATATGATCAAAAAGCCACCTCTTCAAAATATGATTTCTAATATTCAAGGTGAAGAAGTAATCTTCAAGGGTCAAGAAACAATTGCTGCCCCTGATCAGGACCAGAACAAGAAAATTGTTAAAGCAATGGCACACAGTGCAGCAAAATGATAACTATTACCGATAAAGCAGCAGCAAAAGTAAAAC